ACAACCCAGGAAACTGTGCAGGTCCTTGTGACATCTTTACAGATGCAGATGGTTATTCTGTGGCTATTGCTACAGGTATATCCATAACTGTATTAACAAGTCCTACAGGATACAATATTACAGTTCCTGATTCTGGACCTGCAACTCCTACAATATTTAGAGTGGTAAACAATTATCTTGGGTGTGGTTCAAATTATATAGATATTCCAATACAGTTTTAATTATGATGACAGTAGTAATACAAGCCAGTTCTGTAGGAAATGATACTGGGCCTTTTAATTTGTATTCTCAAATAAATGGGTTCACAGCAGCATTTGAAACTGATGTGTCAAAAAATCAATTACTTGCTGGATTTGTATCTTACAATGTACCTGATGGAACAACTATAGTTAGAGTGATGTCCAACAGTCCTGAATGTACAAATTATGAAGATGTTGATATTGACACTCCACCAGAGTGTCCAGATCAAACATTAGTGTTTCAGATATGTAATTCAAATGCTCAGATAGATGATAACTTTGCTATAAAGTTGAATGGAATAACAATAGGAGCTGTTGATTTGAATTCAAACGCACAAGTAGGATCTGTATTTATAGCCAGTAGTACACCTAAAATAATTACACAACCAGACTTTATATGTCCCTTAGGTAACATGCAGATATACACCTTTAATCCTAATCTTCTATCCCAAAGAAATACGATACTGATGAAGAATATAAAAGACAATGGAAATGGTAATCAAGGAACTATACAGATTAGAAATTATGAAAACGTTACACCAGGCAATGCATTAATAAATCCTTGCTTTGTTCAGAACTTGACATTCAGTGGATCTAGTGGATCAGACTTTGAGTTTGATTTCTTTTATAATAGTTGCTGTGGTACACCGTAATAAAAAAGTCCTTTTTTGT